CGCGCTTGGCTTTGTAATTGATCCGTTCCGTCAAGAATAGTAATCGGTAAATCTAACGTGTATAGAGGGCTCAATGGCCCTCTTTTTTATAAAAAGTTGCTTGGGGGCAGTATGGACAGAATCATAAAGATCAACGAAGAAAAGAAGGCACAAGTAAAAAAAGCACTTACACTAGCATTCAAGTGCGTAAATGCTATTCAAGGCAAACGTCTTAGAAGCATCCGAACCCAACCTATTCAGAGCAAATACGGAAATTCCGACAAGGTGCTAGCATGCTGGTACAAACAGGTACGTGAATTCGAAACCAAACTTGGGTACTTACTGGATGATTTAAATACGGTGCTCCCTTACCTGGAGTGGGTCAATCAAGTACAAGATTTAGGAATCAAAAAATCTGAATGCAAAGGCCAACTTTTAGAGGTTGATTACATTACATGTAATCTCCTTACCAATCTGATTTACAAGTGCACCGCTTTTACAGAATCCTCAGAACACCAAGTAGGTCGATTTACATTCCACGAAATACTTCATGAGTTCATAAATTTAATGACTGTAAGGCATGCACTTGTTTACGGGCTACCACCTAAAATTGAAACAGTCTTCCTAAAGATGATCCGCAATAAACAATCAAGCTTTTTTAAGAATGGCTTTATCCCAGATCTGTTTGTTGTTGATGCTTGCAGTGAGATCAATAACACACTTAAAGCCATTAAATGTAGTAAAGATCGCGTATCTACCCACTCTGTAGAGCCTGGGTATAAGCTTACAGCTGAAGAAGCTAGCTACTACGATTTATATATACTGTAGAAAAATTTGACTGGTCATTATGGCCAGTCAAGCGCTCTCCACTAACAGGGGTCCCCCCCTAGTCGCCACCGAGGCCCACCCGCCGGACTTACCCCTGCATCACTAGGGCTCGTCCCTCACCAAGTTATGCCGCTCAAGGCTGCTGTCCACCAGCGCTAGGACATTGCCAACCAACCCCCGTTGTCACCGTCCTAGCAGAATGCTGGTGGCCATATGATTCGCCTTCGGCGAGCTAAAAAGCATTTGTATCGCTTTTCTTAACGACTTCGCCTAAAAAGCTTTCCCTCTGTCGAGCCCCATTGTGGCCCCTTTGTCCGGGCCAAAGTCAACAAATATAGTTAATTATATTTAACAATCATATGTGCATTAATATGGTATTTATGTGTGAGGTTAGATATAATTATTAACAGTTAATCAATGATATACATTGCTTGGGGGCAGTATGGAAAATTTAGCATTAAAGTTAGTACCCGTTTCAGAACAATTTGAATCAGAATCCTTTTATCAAACACCTGAAGAGATCAAGAAGGAGTTCGAGGTCTCCTCAAAAACTTCAATCGCACGTAAATCTGTTAGTGCCCCATTAAAACAGTTTCTCTCACAGTTCCCTCATTTAGTGTCAGCCCCAGCTTTGAACTATGCGAAAGGGCGTGAACAAGAAAGTAAGGACACTCAAGCTATATACGATTTATCAGGTATGTGTGCAGAGTACGATTACACATTTTGTCCTGATCTAGACATTCTTAAAGCGCATTACTCATTTGTATATTGTGGATATTGCACCAATGTATTGCCCCCTTTACCCAGAAAACAGGTCTGGAAAAACCTAGCTAAGCTCTGTAGTCAAGAGGGCGGCATAGTCGTTGTTTCAGCTCGCTCTAATACGGACCGAGGAATTAAGGGAGTACCGGAGTTTGATGGGTTTCGTACACTCCGAGGTACGTATCAAAAAGGATATTTTAAAGATGAGTTGTTTTTTGAGGCGAAAGAAGTCTTTTCCCACGTAATAGAGCTCAAAACAAAGGGCGCATTTAGGATGGTCATTTGTTCACACTCGAACATCAATTTAGACCAAGGGGAAGGCTAATGTTTGATATCAACAACCAATATACAACAGTTGAGCTTAGCACTGGCCATATAAAGGAAGGAGATGTAGTTGCCCTTGATGAAATCTCTAAGGAAGAATTTTCATTAGTAGCAAAACGAAATACGGGCTATTTCATTAAATTGCATACACAACACGATTTAAATATCCGTAAAGAATATTCTGACGAGCTAAATTTTATCCTTTCGAAAGCAGCCCAATTGGGTTTTAAGTGTGTCGAGTTAGATTCAGATGCAGGAGAAGAGCGATCATTGCCGATCTTTGAGTGGTCCTAACCTATAGAATTTAGCCATCGTCTCGGTGGCTAAATTGCTCTCCACTAATAGGGGATACCCCTAGTCGCCACCGAGGCCCACCCGCCGGACTTACCCCAGCATCACTAGGGCTCGTCCCTCACCAAGTTCTGCCGCTCAAGGCTGTTGTCCACCAGCGCTAGGACGATGCCAACAAACCCCCGTTGTCACCGTCCTAGCAGAATGCTGGTGGCCACATGAATCGCCTTCGGCGAGCTAAAAGCATTTGTATCGCTTTTCTTAACGGCTTCGCCTAAAAAGCTGACCCTCTATCGAGCCCTATTGTGTCGCCTTTGTCCGGCCAAAAGTCAATAAATTTAGTTAAATATATTTAACTAAATTTAGTGTTGTTATGTGGTATTTAATAGTCTATTTGGTATAATGGCTATTATGGATTGGGGCAGAAATGCTTTAATCGTTGATTGATATTCAGGGCTTGGGGGCTTTATGAAAATTATCGTAACTGAAGGTGCATTTAAAGGTTGCAAGGGAGCACTACTTGAAGTGCTGGAAGATGGATTCTCTTATGTAAAACTTGAGACTTCAAAGGGTAGTGAAATTAAAGTTGTTTTGCGGGGCAATGAGTTTGACCAATATACGGAGTTTTTAACTTCAGTTCGATTTGGCTCTTCAGAGAGCAAAGCTTTCGTTGTCAGTGCTATCAATCCTAAGCATGCAGCCTATATTGCAGCCCAGAACATTAAAGAGTGTTGTAAAAATGAAAATGTTCATGACTTTTTTGTCGATTTGGTAGCTGACCGGGAATTCAATATCAGTCAAGGATTTCAGTTCTCATCCAAAGAGCTAGAGCAAGATTTGTTTACTGGCTTAATAGCTTAATCTCAAGGAGTAAGAGAGGAATATCCATGCTGAAATATATTGAAAATAGCTTAACTTCAATACCATTGTGCGAATCAAGGTTTACTTCTGGAGAGGAGGTCATTGTCGTTAATGGTTATGGCTTAGTTCTGCAAGGCTTCAAAGTGATAGGTTTCTCACAACCGTGTCAAGAGAGGCAAGCCTATATTCACTTAGATTGGGACTGCTATTGGTTCTCATTACCAGATAGCAGGGTATTTAAAACCTATGAGCTGAGCTCTTTTTATCGTATCTACTCACCAACCAAAGGATTTTTAGGTTTGGACGATGATAACAGCCTGATCTGGCTCAGTAACTCGCAATACAGTGAACTTTACAGTCAAACCACAAAAGACAATTTTTCAGCTACTTCAATGTGTGAAAACGGTGTTGCTGATGCTGTTTATGTTAAAGCATTAGACTCAGAACCTACCAGGGATTAACGCTCCCCAAGCGACCAGCCCCGGCAATATTGTCGGGGTTTTTTTTGTCTCTCGTGTTAATGAAATCATAGAACTAAAATAGAAACTTAAAATTGCTCTCCACTAATAGGGGGTTCCCCTAGTCGCCACCGAGGCCCACCCGCCGGACTTACCCCAGCATCACTAGGGCTCGTCCCTCACCAAGTTCTGCCGCTCAAGGCTGTTGTCCACCAGCGCTAGTACGATGCCAACAAAACCCCGTTGTCACCGTCCTAGTAGAAAGCTGGTGGCCACATGAATCGCCTTCGGCGAGCTAAAAGCATTTGTATCGCTTTTCTTAACGGCTTCGCCTAAAAAGCTGACCCTCTATCGAGCCCTATTGTGACGCCTTTGTCCGGGGCAAAGTCAATGTAATTAGTTAATTATATTTTACTTTATTTAGTGTTTAAATATGGTATTTGTCTATAGGGTTAGATATAATTATTACAAGTTAATCAACTAGATATATTGCTTGGGGGCATTATGGAAATTACAACAGTTATAGACGAACAAGGTCTGTCATTCATTCTTTCACAATCATTAGGAAATGTTGAGGTGCTTTATGACTGCGGTTCTTCCGTACTTCTAGACACCCCTAGTAGAGCGGAATACAAAAAAAACTTTGGTGCTAGTCGTCCCTCAAGAGCAGTAGTTGTTCACAGTGATATAAAGCCCAATTGCTTAAAGAGTCAGTTCATTATCAACAATATGAAAATGTCGGCACCCTTAGAAGACACTTTCTATTACCAATGGCTGGAGAGAAATGAGTGCGATACTCGCCAGGTAACAGGCAATAAGATCATTGATAAAGCCAATTTTTTGAACGCTCTTGGTTTCCACCCAGACATTCACCTCCTCAGTGAGGATACTTTGACTGTAATCAAGCATGCACATGACCATTTCTTTTTCAACAAACTTAATGAGAAAGAGCAATCTGATGATCACTCCATTGAACATGAACTGTCATTGCTTCTACCAATAGACAACACACTAGTATTACCTCAAAAGCAGCTGAAGCACTACAAAGCGATAAAGAACTTATTACTTAAGGCTGGAGGTAAATACAAAAAAGGTGCATTTCATTTCGAGTATAGAAACGTAGTTGATATACAAAAGAAACTTATCGAAGGAGACGAGCTCAATGATAAGAAAAAATACCAAATGTTTTTCTCTCCGGACACTCTAGCAGATGAAATGATGATTGACTTAGATCTCAGGCCTGAACATAGATGGATGGAACCTAGTTGCGGCGATGGTAGGTGTGCAAATCGTATGGCTCGAATTAGTGATAATGGTGTTGCTATCGAGCTGAACCCTCAGAACTTCGACATGCTTAAGCATCATAGATACGCAACTCACTGTATGGACTTTATGGAGTACCCTGAGGGTAATAAGTTCGACCGTATTTTGGCTAACCCCCCATTCAATAAGCACCAGGACATTAAGCATATAAGAAAGATGTTCAATCACTTAGACATCGGTGGCCGCTTAGTTACCATAGCAAGTGATGGAGCGGTAAACGGGACCCGTAGAATTCAAAGAGAATTCCAAGAATGGCTGAAGGAGCTGGGCGCATCGGTCACTAGTTGTAAAGAAGGGACTTTCTCCGAATCTGGTACACAAGTGAAGACTGTAAAAATAGTGATTTCAAAAGGTAAATCTAATGAGTGTTAAATGTATAGCAAGACCTAAAGAAGGCGAGAGCTGTTTAATTACTGGACTAGAGGCATCTAATCTATATTGCTATGGGGAAAATTTTATCTTGAAGGAGTTGGTACCAGCTCCAGCTGATGGTTGGACCTACGAAGATTTAGAGGAGTGCTGCTCTAAGTTTGAATACGATTATGCAGATGTCTATCTAGGCGAGCAATGGATAGGCAGCACAGAAATTTAGTGGTTAATTGAGAATGCCATGGCCTTAGATTTTTTAAGGGCCATGTCACCCCAGGAATTCACTAAAGACGAACAGAGTAATAGAAATAATACCACAACATGGGTGTTATAATGTGGTATTTTAATTCGTATTTTGTTATACTCTTTACATGGCTTGTTAATAAATTCAATTGCTTGGGGGCAATATGAGACACAATAATATTCTCATTTCTTTTGAAGAAATGAAGCAATTTCTCAAGTTTCATTACAGACATTCACGGCTATATGGCCGTAACAAAGATAATGGCTGGGATGATGGATACGGTGACCGCATTGTAGAGGCTTATCATATCGATATCATTAACGGTAAGCGCTGCTATATCTCCCGGCATGAGCACCAGAAAGCTGATGGCTTAAGTTTCTCTTCCCAGGATGTATTCAACTATATTGGATACATTTCATCAAATGACACCCTCGAGGCTGAGCTTGAAGTGTTAAAAGAAATGCTAGGCACTGACAGTCAAACAGAACCTAAGTTAGGTAAGAGCTCACATGTTACTACTAAAGATTTGGCAAAACAGAAATATGCTATTTACACGAGAATTTTAAGCCTTCGACCTCGAGCTAAAGTTTCTTGAGGATTACCAGTATAAAGTTTTATTTCGTTCGGCAACTAGGAGCTAATCTTATGAGTAACAATATTATCGCTTTCTTATTAATAGCAGCACTTTCTCCCTCGGTCAGCGCGGTGGGTCAAATCGATGAGAACGTGAAATATACCTCAATACCAACGGTTCATCATCTGAACCAAAAGTAGTAGAGATACTTCAAAACCCCTCAAAAAAACTCAGTGTTAAGCACTGAGTTTTTTTGTCCTGTGAACAAGATATTGAGATGAATTTTCTCTCCACTAATAGGGGAGCCCCCCTAGTCGCCACCGAGGCCCACCCGCCGGACTTACCCCTGCATCCCTAAGGCTCGTTCCTCACCAAGTGCTGCCGCTCAAGGCTGTTGTCCACCAGCGCTAGGACGATGCCAACAAACCCCCGTTGTCACCGTCCTAGCAGAATGCTGGTGGCCATATGAATCGCCTTCGGCGAGCAAAAAGAATTTGTATCGCTTTTCTTAACGGCTTCGCCTAAAAAGCTGACCCTCTATCGAGCCCTATTGTGTCGCCTTTGTCGGGGCTAATGTCAATCGAAAGGACAATACTTATTTTTAATATATCGTGTTATTATATGGTATTTAATTGGGTGGTTTGATATACTAAATACAAGTAAGTTGCTGTTTATATTGTTAAATTGCTTGGGGGCATTATGAAGACAGTTATTCAAAATATTGAAAAAGTGACTATTGGTCATATAGTAGGCGGGGTTAAACAGGAGTCAGAAGTACGTCTATTAATCATTGAATCTAAGGACGTTGGCACGTTCGCTACATGTGTAGTAGAGAATGATGAATTTGGTACAAGCTTGTATGAGGTATGTAGCGTCAAAAGTCTAGACAACATTGTTGATGATGTTCAACAAGGCAGAAAGGTCGCGCTTAGTACATGGGAGCCTACCTTAATCCCTAATGTCGAGTATGTAGCGGAGCAGTTTGAGATCGCAGAGCTATTAAGTAACAAACCAAATCACATTAGTTTATTGAAGTAGGGGCACCACTATGAGAACCGAGAAACAGATTGAGCTAATTAGTAAGCACTATAAAGACCAGATCAGTGTATTCAGCGGAGAACCGCATCTAATGGTATGGACAGAAAAAGGAACTGGCTTTGTTTCAGTCAAAGAAATGTCTCAGAATAAATTCGATGAATTCTTGAAGGTTGCCCTTAAGCGTGAAGAAAAAGCTAACAATGAAGTTAAGCTAAAACAGATTTGTGCAGATTTCGGGGTTCTAGAAATACTTCAGTCAACGGCTCAATGGCGGGATTCAATCGAATCATTATTGACCTTGTTTTCATTTGCGTTACTTCCGACACGCCTTGTGGAGCTAGAGAAGGAGCTTGAAAGAGCAGCGTTGTCATTCGACCATCAATAGATAAATATTGCTCAGATTTACTGGGCAATATTTGCTCTCCACTAACAGGGGTTCCCCCTAGTCGCCACCGAGGCCCACCCGCCGGACTTACCCCTACATCACTAAAGCTCGTTCCTCGCTAAGTGCTGTCATTGAAATTTCATTCAAACCTAAATCACTATGGACGCCAACAAAAATCCGTTGTCATCCATAGTGCAGTGGTAAGGTTTGATGAATTTCAATGTATCGCTCAAGGCTGTTAGACCTCCAGCGCCATAGCAATGCCAACATAAACCCCGTTGTCATTGCTATGGCAGGGTGCTGGTGGTCTAAATGAATCGCCTTCGGCGAGCTAGAAGCTTTTGTATCGCTTTTCTTAACGGCTTCGCCTAAAAAGCTGACCCTCTGTCGAGCCCTATTGTGTCGTCTTTGTCCGGTCTAAAGTCAACTAAAATAGTTAAGTATATTTTACTTTATCGTGTGTTCTAATATGGTATTTATAGTTGCGTTTATTTATAATACATACTCTGAACAAATAAATATCATAGGCTTGGGGGCAGTATGAAATTAGAAGTTATCATCAATAATTACACCATTATTTGCAGTCGTTTATTCGGTTATGTTGGGAAAAACAATGTCGGTTTAGTAGAGGGTAAGTTTATTTCGATTACCTATGAAAAGGTGATCAATGATTCAATATACATGGACTCAGACATAGCTTTTATCTTAGGTACTAACTCGGATATCGACACAAGACACAATATCGTAGAAATCCTAAGTTGCTTATCAGAGGAAGGGCATCGTGGTTCTTCTTTATCAAAAGTAATTTCAATAGGTAAGTTTCTGCTAGGGAAGAAGTTTAATGAACCTAGGTTAAAAGTGATGAAACAGTTTAGGGGAAAGACGGTTTCTACTTATGAATGGGATGTGTCAGGACAATCCTTAATAATCGAACAGACCAATGAGCCAGATTCATTATTATCTAGTTTCAAACTTATCTAGTGATATCTGTCATATATCAATTGAACATACTAGCTAATTGAAAAGGAATATATTAAGGGTAGGGGGAACATATTGAATTTAGCAGCATTGTTATTACGCATTTACGCAGTAGCTGACGCTCTAACATTTATTTTTGAGCGTTTGGGTTTCTCAAATGTGGCTGATGCTTTTACAGTATTTGTACTAATTGTTGGGTTTGCAGAGGCTTTCGGTCTAATAGATAAAATTGTAGAAACTATCAAAACGAAAACGAGTACAAAGCAAAGAGTAAAATTGGCGATACTTTTAATTTTAATACTAATAACTATCCAATTGTAACAAGTAAATTTGTTTCAATTGGACGCTCTCCACTAACAGGGGTTCCCCCTAGTCGCCACCGAGGCCCACCCGCCGGACTTACCCCCACATCACTAAAGCTCGTTCCTCGCTAAGTGTTGTCATTGAAATTTCAATCAAACCTAAATCACTATGGACGCCAACAAAAACACGTTGTCATCCATAGTGCAGTAATAAGGTTTGATGCATTTCAATGTATCGCTCAAGGCTGCTAGACCTCCAGCGCCATAGCAATGCCAACATAAAACCCGTTGTCATTGCTATGGCAGGTGCTGGTGGCCTAAATGATCTGCCTTCGGCAGCTAAAAGAAGTTTCAACGCTTTTCTTAACGGCTTCGCCTAAAAAGCTAACCCTCTATCGAGCCCTATTGTGTCGTCTTTGTCTGGATATAAGTCAATTAAAATAGTTAAGTATATTTTACCTTTATTTGTGTTTTAATGTGGTATTTTAATCTGGTTTTGGTATAATGGAAACAGTTGGGAATACTACTGGCGGGACAAAAAATGAAAGTAACAGTTCATAACTTCTACATCACTAACGGCAAGATTATTGGTCAAGTTGGTGACAACGATATGGGTTTAACTCAGGGGAGATTCTTTAGCGCGGAATTTCAGAAAAAAACTCCAAACGCTGTCTACTGTGAACTGGGAATAAAATATGAATTCGGCAAAGCCTCAGAAACACCTATCGGAGACCTTGTGAAAGAAAAGTTGTTCGATCTTCAATTCGAGATTACGCAGGGGTCAATAGTTGCTAAGGCACAAGAGTTACTGAGAGAAACGTTTGGTGTGGAAACTACGCCTTCTGTAATTTCAGAAGTCCAGTACAAAACACGTTTAGTACGTAAATTAGAGTGGTCATTCTTTGGTCGCAAGATCACCATGACAGAGTCAATTGATCACTCTGGATATAGCGAATTATCCATTTAAGCACTTAGGGCTAAAGCCCTAAATGCTTAATTTCCCGCTTCTTGGGGGTCACCCCCGACAGCTCGGCCCCAGCCAACCCGTCATCCCCCGATCACAATGCAATATCAAAGAGCTTGACATTGATTATTTCGATCTATATTTTGGCGAAGCCTTTTTAATTATTTTAAATTTAAAAGTATTAAAATATTTTAATTCTAAAGAAGGGTCTGCGTTTTGTTTAACAGACTTGTTTTTCTCCCATATTTGTAAATATCAAAAATTACACTGTCCTTTTGGGCTCCTTTCTATGACCTTTAAGTGTCCGATTACTCTCACTGTGACGTAATACTTTACTCACTTATTAAATGTCCATCGGGTATATTAGCTTGATTAATGCCATCCAATTGCCATTACAGTCCCACCAAATAGCCGCTAATCGGTCAGGACAAAAAAGACCCTTTGCCAGGGCATATCTACAACTGTGAGTAATTAAGTCCTGTGGTGGATTTATCTTAAGTTATCAACTTAAGAGCATGTTTTAGCTTTAGACAGCTCAATGTGTGATGTTGCCAAAGCGATAGATGCGTCCATTTTTAAGATGTTAAGAGACGTATCTTTTGAAATAATGTGAATATTTTGAGTGAAGGCCAGGGGGATGTTGGGGAGAGCAACTGAGGTCTACTTAGAGCAAGGAGCTCAGAACAATTTACTTTAAAAAGAGGTTGGAACCTTAATGATAACCTTCCACCTTTGTATTCAGAAATTGAAAATACTATTTATTATTTGACCTATGTGAATAACGAGGTTGGCAAGCAAATGGCTAGTGTGGCACGTGGGGCCATCGACTGTCATCAACTGACTTAGTGTATAGACAGTCAGAGCCAAGTTGTGTTGTTCCGTTAGAACCTCACAAGCGAATGTTAGCTACAAATCAAAGTATTGAGCTCCCATGATGTTCAGATGATTAGGCAAAGAAAACGTCGGTTGCTTGATTCGGCTCTTGACGTATGTGCTAACGTAGAAGCACCAAACTGGCTTAACTGACTAAATAAGCTTCCAATTGTCGAGGGCTTAAATTATATATATTTGCAGCCTAAATCGTCGATTTGACGAAGGCGGTGTTCGCGAACATTTTGCATCACTGTAATACGATTAAAGTCTCGGTCAATCATGGGATTTAGCATCGGTTGAGGTACTCAAAGCTCTGCATGTTCATTAAGTATAAGAGGACATATTAAAATTGCTCTTACACTCTTAGTGTATATTATATCTGCTTATGTTGAATGCGATTGCATATACTAGTCCTATAAAATGTCTCTCTTTTGAGGGACTATTCAATGAAGTATCACGAAATGACTAAAAACTATATTTTTCGTGAATTTGAATGTGGTTTATCCGTCGAACAAGCTGCTGAACTTTGTTTAAAAACTGTGAGAACAGTCAAAGAATGGGATAAGGGGAAAACCATTCCGCCTGAGTGTAAACGACTAATGAGAATGACTAAGGGAAGGGAACTGAGTCCATCCGAGCAATGGGAGCATTTTAAAATGCACTATGACAGATTAGAGCTTCCAACAGGGCAGCTTGTAACTGCGCAACAGGTTTTAACAGGAATTGCTCTATTAGAAATTGGGGCATTGACGGATTTAGAAGCAGCAGGACGCATTCTAAGATATGCTAGGGTATTAAAAGGTATGATGTAACTGGAAAAAGGCCTCCAAACAATGGAGGCCTTTAAACTTTGTATAATTAATACTTTCCTTTGTACTAATTCAGACCTGATCTGACAGTTACCCACTTTTCGACTCGGTGTCTGTCAGATTATATCTGGGCTAGATTCTTTTCAGCCCAGATTGATTTCCCATCCTCTAATGTCTCTATTGGCGTTCGGCCGCAGCACATTTTTCCTTGATGAGTACGATGATTGTTGTAGTAGTCCATCCATTCGTCCAGATCTTTCTGTAACTCTTCCATTGAACCATACAGTTTCTTTCTGAATGTCACTTGGTAGAACTCATTTAATATGGTCTTGTGGAAGCGTTCGCAGATACCATTTGTCTGTGGCGACATCGCTTTAGTTTTCGTGTGGTCGATATCATTGATGGCAAGATAGAGTTGGTAATCGTGCTGTTCAACACGGCCACAGTATTCAGTACCACGGTCAGTCAAGATTCGCAGCATTGGCAGCTCATGAGCCTCGAAGAACGGTAGAACCTTATCATTCAACATGTCCGCTGCGGTGATTGGTGTTTTTGTCGTGTAGAGCTTAGCGAAGGCGACTTTGCTGTAGGTATCAACGAACGTCTGCTGATAGATGCGTCCAACACCTTTAAGGTTGCCAACATAAAACGTGTCTTGAGAGCCGAGATAGCCTGGGTGTGCGGTTTCTATCTCACCACAAGCCTCGTCATCATGTTTCTTGCGCTCAAGGGCTGCAACTTGCTCGTCCGTTAGAATAATACCGTTTTCAGCGACCTGTCTTTCTAAGGCAATAAGGCGCTTTTTGAAGTTTTCTAAGTCATTACGAAGCCAGATTGAACGCACGCCACTTGGAGAGATAAATATACCGAGTTTACGTAGCTCGTTGCTTGTTCGAACTTGCCCGTGAGCTGGGAAGTCGATGGCGTACTTGAGAACGGCTTGTTCTGTTTCACTATCGACACGATTCTTCAGGTTTGGTGTTCTTCGACTTTGATTAATCAGAGCATCAATACCGCCAGTTTCGACTAGCTCTTGATAGCGGTAGAAAGTGTCTCTAGATACACCCATCACCTTACAGGCTTTTGATACGTTGCCGAGTTCTTCTGCAAGATTGAGAAGGCCTGCTTTGTGTTTGATGATTGGATTGCTAGTATGAAGCATGAGAGTTACCTCTTATTGTCTTTGATTACAGATTCAGCACCTTTAATCAAAGTGGGTAACTCTCTTCTTTTCAAATTGAAGTGCCAGATCTAGTCGGAACTAATACATTTCCTTGTATCAACTTGATGAGAGTTTTAATTTGCTCAACATTTGTTTTATCTAAAACGTCTTTTGTAAACAGCTCCTCGTATGTCTCACGAGCGGTTTCTTTACCTTTAAGAAGACCATGCAGCTTTCTTTTACATTCTTTGCTGCTATTCGGTGTTGGTCTTTGTGTTCCAATAACATCGAGAAGCAACCCCTCTAGACAAGGTGATGAACCAATAAGAGTTATCTTTTTCCCTTTAGCTTTTTTCACCATAGAAGCGGGCCAAGTTAGATCTGTATCTAAAAATACAGCGGCTAGGTCATAGCCATTTGCATCCTTGCTCGTTATAGCTTCAGTTATAACATTCTTAGGGCCTTTCCCTCCTGCTGACTTGATCGACACTTTTGGATCACCAACACCATATATTGACTTTAAGTGTAGTAAAAAGGCTTTCTCTGCCTCACCCTCACCAACAATTAATAGGGTCCTCTTAACTACACGTCTTGTTCTTTTTTTACTCATTAGGCACCTCAGTCAATTTCTGGATAGGCACCTAATGCGCCAGAGATGTATTTTTTATAAAGATTATCTCGGTCCTTTAATCCTTCGATTTGATCGCCTCGATAAGCATCTGAATTACCAAGGTATTTCTCTACAAAGTATACATGTTGACGTTTTAAGTGTTTCAAAACCTCGACAGAGTGAGTATTAAAGAGAAGCTGAGCATTTCTAGGATTAGTGTCTACATCCTTAAATAGATTTACAATTGCCATTGTAAGTTCAGGGTGGAAGTCGTTGTCAAACTCATCTAAAACTATAATACCGCCACTCTCTAAAGTTTCACACACCATAGCCATAGTGCAGAATGCAGATTGAGTACCCGAAGATTCCATAAACATTGGAATCTCAAATGGTTCATCTTCCGTATTATGGATACAAAAAGGTAGAACCTCTTTAGACTTGCTGCCATCTCTATTGACCACAAAACTATCTTGAAGAACGATATCATCGATACCAAGGTCGTACTTTCTAAACAACTTTTTAGTAAACTCAAATTGCTTAGGAAAACTAGAATAAAAGTCAATCGCGTCGTCCATATTGTTAATAAGGTGCGATCTTCCATTAAAGGTTAGGTTTGACAGTATACGGTAAAAATAATTATGGGCTAGAGTGATGACAGCTATATTAGACTCCTCACATACTGGAGAGTCTTCATTTTCTCTCAAATTATCAATGTATGATATTAGCGAGCAGTTACGTGGGGCTTTCTCTAAAAGCTGCGATGGAATCTCTGGACCATAAATTTTGTTCAGCTTTACGTCATACGTATCCTCAAACTTATTGTATTTACGTTCGAAAACTCGAGAATACTGCCTCGAAGTTTTGAGCTTTAGCGTTTCTTCTAAAACCAAGTTATCTACTACTTCTAGAACATATCTAAATTCAAATTCCGTATCCACTGACTCATCGCTATTCCATCGAGGCAGTACAAAATCTATTTTTATCTTTGTACTTTTTTCTTCACTCAGTCGATGAGGAATAACGGGAATTTTTTCGCCTTTTGCTATTGAGCCAAAAGACGATGAAGCAAACCAAGCAACGAAAGATAATGGCTTCAAGAGGTTTGACTTTCCTGAACCATTTGGGCCGACTACAGCCATAACTTTAGCCACTTTTTTGCCACTCTCAGTCTCATAGTCATAGTAAGAAAGGGGAGTCTTACTAGTTACCGAAAAGTCAACATCACACAAGTCTTTATAAGATTGAAAGTTCTCAAAACTGTAGTTAACTATCATTATATTTATAATACCATCGTTTGAATTTAAGCTAATCTTCGTAAGTACTGACACCATAGTCAAGGGTTTAGTGCAAAAAAATGTACGAAACTCACTTTAAGTGAAGATTTGAGACTAATTAGTATGAATAACGAGGGTAGATAGCGCATATTCTTTAATTGATATGATACAGTGCGCCTATTATCAACAAGGTAAGGGCCAGCAAATGCCTGAATTATTAATACTTTTATCTTTGACATGTATTGTGTTTTTGTTTACTAAAAATAGAAAGAAGCATAATCCTAGAAGCGGTACAAAGCGTAGACTCAATGAGTGGGAACAAGGCCAGAGCAATGTTCATTCACTTGAACCAAGAACTGTACAGAACCCCACGCCCATAAAGATTAAAACTGAAAGTAAACAACTTAATCCAGTACCTCACAAGAAAAGTACATACTTGGCCACCAAGACAGAGCGCAGATTCTATAAAGTGTTGCAGGAGCTTATACCTGATGAATACGTGATTCATAGTCAAGTTTCATTGATGGCATTGGTTCAACCTACCAATTTTAAAGATAACTCTCGAACTTGGGCTAAAAGAATGGACTACGTGATAACGGATAGAGATACAAAAGTCTTGGCGGTCATCGAGCTAGATGACTCATCTCATAGACAGAAGAAGAGACAAGAGCGAGATATATACGTAAATAATGCACTCAACGGACACCATCCGTTGCTCCGGTTTGAAGCTAGAAGCTCTTATAACAAAACACATATTGCAACCGTATTAGAGCGTGACACGATAATCAAGTGTAGAGAATTGGAAAGCGTATTACAGTACAGCTAAAGCAGAGCCGAACAGCAATTGTTCGGCTTTTCTTTTAACTCAAAGTATCGTGGTTCTTATCGTTACTTTAAGTTCTTTATCTACCGTATTGGTCTTTTCTGACCGGAATAGAGCACCAAGCAACGGCACATCCATCAAGACAGGTACTCCGCTTACCGAGTCGCGCTGCTCTTGAGAAATCAATCCACCTAAAGAGATCGTTTGGCGGTCTTTGACCTTGACCACGGTTTGCAGTGTTCGCGTATTGGTGATGATGTCGGATGCAATAGAGGAATCCGTCACCGAGTCGGATTTTTGCATAATCTGTAACACCACATGATCACCAATCACATGCGGTACTACCTCAAGTGACACGCCCACATCTTTACGCTCAATTTGCTGGACTCGATTACCGCCGTCTGTCACCTCAGACGAAGTAAGGAAAGGCACGTTCTGGCCAACCGTGATGTAACCGCGCTCCCTGTCCATAATGAACATATTCGGCCGTGATAAGAGCTTGGTATTCTGATTTTTAGACACGGCTTTAATAAGCGCGTTAAAATCACCGCCCTCATAGAACAACAGGTTATCAACGGCTTTCTTAATTGCGGTCGGTTGCGAAACAAAGCCAGCCTCACTCAGTGCCAAGTCCATATTCACGCCGATTTCTTGAGAATCACCGAGCTCAGTTTCGGTAATCACCGCCTCGATAAAGACTTGCTTTTGTGGTCTATCAATCCCTTTGATGAGCACATCAATGTGCTTCAATTGATTCTCAGAGCCAGTCACGATAATGCTGTTTGTGGTCGGTAGCACTTCAACCTTGTAGTTCTTAATTGCTTTGTTGTTCAGTGTTTGATTCTGAGTTGCAGCAAGCATCGAGGAAATCAAATCAACGACCTTGGTATTTCGAACATTCTCAAAGAAGTACAGCTTCACTTGAGAGGGTTCGAACGTCTCCACCTTGTTAGCATCGGCAATGATGGTAAAAACGCCGTGGTCATGCGTAAGCTCGTAACCATGCGCACGAAGTACCGAAAGGAAAAAGGCAGGATAGTCCTCATCTTTCAAATCCGGTGCGGTAAAGCTGACCTCACCAGTGACACCATGACCGAGCACAACTGTGTTTCCAGTGTGAACCGAGAACCACGATGCAAAGTCTCCAATCGGTGTGTTCTTTGCCTCAAAAGGCGCAGAGCTTGCGGCAAAAGAAGGCGAGCTGAGCAGGGCGCACGTAAGCAGTAAAGTGGTAATGCTTGATGTGGAAAAGTTGGAACAAGCCGTTGTTTGTTTCTCAACTTTACCACAGCGCATGATGAGTAATGAGCGCGCAAGCAGTGAGCCTCCGGCGCAATAAAATTCTTTTTGGTTTTTTGAAAGAAAAGCTGTGAGTTTTGCGATTATCCATGACATAAAGCGCACCTTTTTTCCCTAGCACATGACTTTGAATGATTGACCGTTGCCACTCACCGTAATAGAGCAAGAGCCGTTAGATTGAGCCGTAAAGCCTTTTGCGTATAGTTGCGACGACGACAGACGTACATCGTCCTTAACCAACACAAAAGACGGGGCAACGTTTGGGGGATTCATTGACGATTCGATTCGATAGCCGTCGAGCAAGTCACTCAATGACTCGCGAGGCACCGCTGTTTGAGCCGTTTCGGGTTCCGTCGACATGTTCGGCGTGCCAACTAAGGTGAACACCGCAAACGAGACGGCGACACCTGCCGCAAATACACTGAATCGAGAGTATTTACGGAGATAGATTTTCGTAATGCGCATGATATTTCTCAACGTATACGGGACAGTGTAACGTCCATGGGTATAGTAGGGCGGCAATACTGAATAAACGCCGTCCTCATAGTTGTTTCTAAACATCTGCTTAGTGTCGTAAGAGCTGTATAAGTCCGTGCCCCAGAGCATCCATTTATCGACAGTGAGCGAGTTCGCGTTGTCACCATACTTCACAATGCCAACGTGCAACTTAGGCATTTTCAACTTGAGTTGACCGAGCGTCAGAACAGATACCGCAGTCGAGAGAATAGGGACTTGAAGACGATCTAAACGACGACAAAACACGGTGTGTTCAGCCAGCGCGAGACGCGCTTGTTTATCAACAATCGAAATGTCTTGAACGATGAAAATCACATCCCATCCAAGCTTTCGGATATGCAAAAGGTGATCAATTAACTTTTGTCGATTCTTGTCGTTCCATGTGCGCGAGTTAAACCACGTTCCGCACTCATCGAGCACAATCAAACCGTCTTTTTTGGTGTCATAGCTCTTGTTTGCTGAGCCAATCACCATCAAATCTTCTACCTGAGGCTTGTCCGGCAGACGATAAAGGCGAGTATTGCGCTTGTTGCGTCCAAGCATTTCTTTCAAGTTGATATCGAGGTTTGTCGCTACAGGCACACCGCGCATAAACGCCTCGCGAATCTTACCGACTGCTGTTAGCGTTTTGCCTGAGCCGAGCTTACCCGTGACAAAGTAGACCGATGCCATTACGCCGCCCTCACAATCGCGTAGAACTTCCACTCCCACACCCAACGCAGGAGACGCGCGGAGTAAATCGCACTCACGCAAGGAATTGCGTTATTTGGGATAAACATGCCCGCCGCTTGTGACCACATTGGAGGCGCAACATAAGACAGACCCGTTGCAAGGGTGTAAATCGCCAAGGTGAGGGTGACGGTTAAACCGATTAGCAGCGTTAAAATGACCAAGTTAATCGTGACGTTTCGTGCTTTCGCAATGAAGAACCAACCAAATAACGTGGTCGCTATCTGAGAGATAAAGGCAACCAGAGCAGGGAGGCGCAACGCCGTCCCAATGGTACTGACAATTGGTAATAGCTGAATCATTAGTAATATCTCCCTGAACCTGGCTTGTTACTTGGTACAGGCGTGACCTCAGTCAGCAGGATTTCAACAAGCGTCTTAATCGTGTAGATGTAAATTAGAATTGAGATGATCATTTTGAGTTTCTGCGAAAACTCACAAGAGATAGAAGCGCGACCACCGCCAAGCGTAGGCAAAGATAGATTCATGCAGGGAGTAGGCTTAGGTAACACACTCAAAAACGAATCCGATATAGCATTAATATGCCCCTCAGACTCTGCCGTTAGATTCTTCTCAATCAAATCGTTTGCCGCATCGGTCACGGTCTTTTCATAGGAATTCATCGCACCGGACACGGCTTTATCCGCTTGAGTCAGCACATCACCGACATAATCCGAACCTAAACCATGAGGGTTTTCACAATAGTTGTTTTCCTCGGTGGGCTCACAAGGCTTGAGGTCGTCGAGCTTATCCGATAGCTCTGCAAATCCATCAGCATTCGTGGTTTGCAAATCATCGAGTCCCTTAACCACCTCACCAACAGAATTGGTGTTTCGATTGACCGCCGTCGTGATGTCACCGTTAGCTTGCTGAATCAGCGCCTTAGTGTTTTCGTAAATCTTGTTGTCGTTGATTTGCTGCTTTTGAATCGCTTGGGTGTTAGTCACCATCGACGCATTAAGCGCAATGATTTGGTTTTGAATATCAGCGCTCGATTGATTGAGGTCGACATTTAGCGCGTTGAGTGCTTTGTTCACATCCGAATTAAGCCCTTTGATTGCACCAACTACTGCCGTGTCAGTGTTTTCATCTGTGTCAGGGTCTTCAACTTCTGGCTCATCTTCGGTATCCGGTGGATACACTGTATTGGTTGAATCGTCAGGGAGCACGCTAGGGTCTTCGATATCACCCGTTGGGTCGTCAGGGTCGTGAATCGGGTCATCAGGAATAATAGGGGTGTCAGGACCATCTTTACCCCAAAACAGCGTACCACCATCACACTGATTACCAGTGAATTGAAACTTACCGTGACAGCGAGTGTTTTGGGTAAATTCGCCCGAATCTACATCGGTACAAAGCGTAGTGTCATTTGGAATACGCTCAAGCTCACAACGGGTTGCGCCAAAATCGCCATAACACGCCCCCGTGACTTGCTCACCATAAACATAAGCCGACCAATGAAGTGATTGAGTGTCATTGATGGATTGCTTGAACTGGCAAGCATCCATACAAGTGCCGTCAGGGTTTTCACCAAACTCACATGCAGGGACGATAGGTTCACAGGTGTAACCATCACCATCCTTTACTTTTTCATGGTCTGCTGGACACTTAGCAGTATCATGACGGAACCATACAGTTTGAATTTTCGGGAAAGAAGAGCTGTCGGTATTACACATTATACGTAAGCCGAACTCATCGCTATCCATGTAACATGACTTAGTGGAGAAGTCTTTGTATCGAACAAACTTATTTTCATAACAAGAGACATAAGAATAAGGGTTAACTCTCATCCCCCTAGACAGTTTGCAATCGGGGTAAGCGATAACATCCCTTACAGCGTAAGTAGGTTGAGCTGCACTTACACTAAAAGCACTAAACAAAACACCCAGTAAAATAATCAGTGACGCTATGCTTTGTTTAATGTTCATTTGTAAATCTTCCTCGTGAAAAATAACGCCCCCATTCGGAGGCGTTGACCAATGGGTGTATAAAGCAGTCGTTAGAATTACGTTGCTTTGCTTGCACCTTTCTTGAATAGCTTGATACCGATGAAACCAACCGTTAGTGGAACAGCGATTGTCCAAGTAGAGGCAAGCATGTCAGTAACAAACGTGCTTAAATCAGCGAATGCTTGCGCTGCCTGTTCTGGCAATGCTGCATGTGCACCAGATGCAGCCATGAGAAGTGCACCACCAAATGTCGCACGTTTTGCTGTTACTACTGCGCCAGACTTAGCCATTGCTGCGCGTACTTTGCTTTGCTTTTCCATAGTCTTATTTCCTATGTGTTGTTTATGAAGAAGTTGAAACCTCAGCCGCTTTCTTGAATCCAAGAATGTGGAAACCAATCGAGAAGCCAAGGATAAATGCTGCCCCAAAACAGCCGAGCATGAACTCTATTGACAGCATTTATCTTTGCCCTCCGACTATCCAACCGAGCGCAACTAATAAGAAGCAAATGCCTAAGAACACCATTAACTGAAAGTTATCGAGTCGAGCCATTAGCTCTGCAAATTGCGTCTCGGTCATGATTTAGCCCTTACTTTTCGTTTAACTGAGGTAGGGCGTAGAGGTGGAAACCGTCGATAGAGACGTGTTTGCCCTCATCGTTACCAAAGCTGAATTTCTTGTGTTCCACATCAAACATCATGCGATTACCCACACAACGCTTGAGCAGTTCGCCAGCCTTGCCGTTTTCCCAAAGCTCAGGAGAAACACGCACTTCAATAGTGTCCGTTGGATTGGTCGTGATGAGACGCAGCTTGCCGTTTTGCTTTTGTTCGCCGTTACGGTCTGTTTTGGTTTCTTGAACGATGTCCGAAACATCTAGAATTAAACCTTCCATTCTCATAGTGTTTTGCCCTTATTTTTACGTTGTTGGTTAGTTGAAAATTGAAATGACAGTTATTGACACAAGTCCAAGGGAAATTAATGCATCATGTCGGGCGGGGCTGCGCCCACCCAACACGACGCATTAATTTCCTGAGGGTCGGAGAGCAACAGCGCTTCCATTTCGTCATAGAGTGCTAGGTGTTTTTCGTATTGCTCGTAAAGGTCGTCATACATACGCTCGTATTCTTTTTCACGTTCTAGCGCGTCAAAGTAATCGACCACGTTAGACATGATGCCTTGTTGAGCACGGATGAATTGCTCTTTGTTCTCAGTCTTCCAAGTACGGAAGCGAGTCGCGATAAAAATCTTATGGAACATCAAGCCATTCAAACGCGCTTGAGCCATATCACCGTAGCGAGTCGATGAGTATTCACCGCCCGAAGCAATCAGTTTTTCGATAGAGGTTGAAACGGAGTATTCCGCTTTTACTGGTTGGTCTTTGCGCTTAACGAACACACCGCCCATTGCGTAACAAAACGCTTTCCAGTCGCCCTCATCAGCAGAGCGGCGAACCTTTTCTAATAGAAAGTGTTCGTCTTGAGATAAATCTGTAAACAAAGCATCGTCCTCTTTGAATTCATCACGAAGACGACGAAGCTCACGCCATACCGTGACAGATGGACCACCAATAAATTGAAATTGACGAATTTGATTCACACGCGCCCAAGTTACGACACGTTCTGCCGCATCTGAGCCAGACAAAGACGAACCTTTGTCAGAATCAATGTGTTGGCCGTCGATGTTTTTGCTCAGGTACTTAGCGACATAACCAACGGCTGAACCTTGAGACCAGTCGATAACTTCCGCTTTGAAACGAGCTTTCTTTGCGCCTTTTTCGTCTGGCGAGTCAGCCATAGCAAGACGACGAAACTCAGACGTCACAAATTTGCGTGCGGATTTTTCCATGAACAGCAACAAGTGGTGATGCGGCGTGCCGTCTTGGTGAGGCTCAACAATGCGCATCCCGTAAACCTTGATTTTGCTCTTATCAATCGACTTACGAAGGTTCGCCCAAACGCCCATTAAGTAAGCGTGAGCTGATTTCGCGTCAGGCTTGCCAGCCTCAAGCCATTTCGGGTTGATGTCACCCTTAGAAACAGAGTGAAAACGAGACGGAGCTGTTACCGTGAAGAACACCGCATCGTGATTCGATTCTTGAGCGATTTCCTCAAAGCCACGCAGACGAACAAACATTTCAGCGCGGCGAATCTCAGCGTTAGAAACCGACTTAGCGGATAACTCACTGAGTGTGAAGTAGTTAGACGGGTCAGCCTCATCGTAAGCAATCGTGTTTTCTAGCGCGATACGATTAGACGTATTGCGGTCACGTTGACGGCTTAGAGAAAAATCCGAGCAGTAAACTTGCTTACGGCGTTGAACAAGCGCTAAATCACGCGCAACACATTCAACCTCGTAAGCACATTTACGGCGCAGCTGACGAACAAGCCAATGCTCATCAAGCGCACGGTTCACCAAAGCGAAAAGCTCACAGTTGTTTTCTGCGTATTGAACTTGCTCAGGTGAGAATGCCAAGCCTAATGAATCAAGAAGCTGAACCGCTTTATCAAAACGCGCTTGTGATTCTTCAAGAGGAATCGCACTTAACACGCGAGAAAAGTCGCGTGATTTGCGCTTGGCTAGATTGGTAATTTGTTCATCTGACATCGCGTAGCTGTAGCCGTGCTCAGTCAAACGGTCGTGAGCCTCGTTAACTGCGCGTACGGCTTCCAGAGCGTTGCGTGTTTTCAGAATATCGGTGTAAGCGTGTGTCATGTGTCGAGCGAACTCGCCGTTACGGTGTAATGATTTCGGCAAATCCAAACAAGGGTTAGAAGTAGGGCGCTCAATAAAATCTGACAGGTCGTGTGAATAGATTGGCGAACTCATTGCCGATTTCACAGACGACGGAATGAAATCCTCAGGTGTTGTGAATCTATGGTCGACATACTCAAAACGATGGTCGAATAAGTTGTCAGGAATGTGCTCACATGAAGCCCAAGAATGGACAGGAACAAAATCAATCCATTCTTGTTTACCTGATGCCAAATCAATAACAAGTTCACGCATTATTTTGAGCCTCAACCGTTTTTGAAATAAGAGCGCGTTTTGGTGCGTCTTTCACGTAAACACGAAGCTCACTAACTTCGTTTTGTGTAAGCTTGCCGTCAGCCATGAACTCGTTAAGCATTGGAATAGCGGATGGCTCTTTTTCAACCCAGCGTTGAACTTGAGCGTAAGTGCTCGCAGGAACTTCGAAATTCGAGCGGCCATAGAAAACAAACGCGATAGCTAGTAGTCCAGCTAACATACATAGCAGTTCAAATGTTTTGTCGCGTTCCATAACAACCACCTTGACTAGTTGAGAGAGCGACCGC